TCTTCTTCTTGATCAGATTTGATTTTGTCATAATAAATTCTCATTTCACCAGAACCATCAGCTTGAAGACCTTTTGCACTTGTTCCAAATAGAATTGTACTAGGGGTTCCAGTCATACCGGCTAATGTTTCTTGCAACTTACCAAATACTTCAGCGACACCATTTAGTTGTTGAGAAATTGCTTGAAAACTTTCATCATTATCAAGTAAAAGAGTTGTTGACACTGATTTTGCTAAGTCAAATATCTGGGCTCTTGCATCTAATTGTTTTTGTCCATCTTTTGATGCTAAAAGTTGCATCAAATTCTTAATTTTAAGAACATCAATATTTGCTTTAAGCAATGATCTAAACAACGCTTGTAATGCTAAGCCGTAATCTTCAAATGTTTCATGAAGCGATTGTAGAATTGAAAGACCCCAATATTTTTCATAACCAGGATTGATTGCAAGCTCATCTTGTGGGTAATATTCACCTTTGAAAACTAAGCATCTTGATTCATGGAAAACTTCCATTTTACCATTGACATTTACGGTGAAAAATTGAGGATCACCATAATTAGCTTGAGTTGCATCGTTGTAATAATTCAATGAATCGATTGTAACGTATTTTCTGCTGAAATATTTTAATTTATGAACGGCTTTGATGTTTTTTAAATCAACCGGCTCGTTGGGAAGCTTACCGTCTTCAATCACCATGAAGATTAATGCACCTCCGAAAAGTTTAGAGGCACGAAGTGCATTCTTAAATTCTCGTTTAGCATTAAGTGCTTTCAAATAGTTTAAAACTTTGCCATCAGTATCTTCTGGAATAGAAATCCATTGGCGAATCATATCGTCGACAATCAAATCAATATAGCGTTTGGCTAGACCGTTTCCTACATAAATCGAAGCAATAGTTGCATCATCGGCGAGTTTTAAATTGAATCCTGTGTTGCCACTAACCTTTTGACCAATCTTTTTGGCGGTATCAACATAACCATCAGCTTTCATTTGCTCTTTGATGGTTAATTCTTTAGTTGTTTTTTTATCTTGTACCATAGATTTTTACTTCGTTTAGTAATCCAGAATAATTCATAGGACGCAATTTTAGATCAGCAGATTCAAAAAGTAAATCTTTAACTGCATAAGTCAATGTGTCAACTTGGTCTTTCTTCTTTTTAGCATCTTTGATGGTTTTAGGTGAAAAGATCAATAATTCCTTTTCTAAAACAGGAAGCCAAGGTGCATTTTTAGGAAATAATACTTGTCCTGATTCCATTCTAGGCAATATGTCATTAGCTCTAGAGATTTTATCAGCTTCAGGTAAAAGCTTAGTAATTGGAATATTTGTCTCATCTTCTAAGTCTTGAATCAAGCCGGATCCTGATGATTTATCCTCAATTGCAAATTTGATAAGTTCACCTTGACCTTGCAAAGTATACATGTCAGGAACCCAATCATCACAATGAATCAGAGGTGATGAAAGGTCTTTGGCATGTTTATTCCAGAATTCTTTTGATGCTACAAGAAGCTTAGGAGATGTTAGCTTCTTCCTCATTACATCAATCAGATAAGCAAACTTTCTGCCTTCAATAACACGAACACCCCAGCACATGAAAACACTATAATCGTTAATTGTTCCTTCTTTTTGGGCAGTATCAGCATAAATGGCACGAAAATCAAACTTAGGTGCATAAGTGAAATATTTAAAATACTCTTTTTTGAAGATCTCACCGTCTGCAGGAACCGTTTGTTGCTTATATTGGGCATTGTAGTTCTTGCTGCCCATGTTTTTAATATCTTCATCCATTTCTGTCTGACTATACCGCTTTTCATCAAGCCATTCACCTTCTTTAACTTCTTTTTTGAAATCACCGAATGTAAAAATTCTTCGTTCATCAAATCTGATTGGCAAAACTAAATTTTCCCATGTGCTATCAACGAAAGTTCCTGTGAAATCATTTTCATGTAGTCTTTGTTGCACATTAAGAAACATCCCTTTTTTCTTATCATCGAATCGTGAGAACAACGTATCCTTACACCAATCAATACAACTTTCCCTTTTTGTTGTCGAGTTTGCTTCATCTGGATTCATCAAATCATCACCGATAATTAAGTCTCCACCCTTACCGGTAATGGATCCATGAGTTGATGTAGCAATTCTACTTCCACCTTCAGTTGTAATGAATTGCTTTTGAGTGTTTTTAGTTATTGCTTCGTTTTGATTATCTTCAGAAGAATTACTAATACTAAATCTTGGAAAAGCATCTTTGAACCATGATTGGTTTGCTATTGTTCGACATTTTTGATGAATTTCTTGGCTTAATTCAGCAGAATATGATGCGCAGATGATGTTCATCCATGGTTCATCTCCTAACCACCACATAGGAAAACCTACAGAACATTGCAGAGTCTTACCAAACCTAGGCGAAATGTTAATATTGCCACGTTTAAATTGACCCATTCTCATTCCCATTAAGAACTCAGAAATTGCATGAATATGCCAATTAACCTCAAATTGTCTGTTTCTATGAAGCGTTTGGAATGTTCTGTGATAGAATGGCGAAAAATCAGTTTGAAGCAAATGATTTAATGTTTTTCTGGAGTAAAGATCAACAGACATTATTTTTTTGAGTTCATGGTTTTAGCTTCTTTTTCGATGTGCTTTTTGATAATATCTCGTTCCTCATCTGAAAGTGAAGTCATGTCGGTTTTAACATTAGCATCAATGATACTTTTGTTGACAGGTTTTCCTTCCATCCGATCACAAATTGCTTCCCATGCATTAAGCTTAGTTTGTTCATTAGCCCTTTTAGAAACTGCAATTTTTAACATCGAATAAGCAGCAACTCCGATCTTAGCAACTATCTCGGCTTGTTTCTCGTCTCCTGCGCTCTTCAGTTCATCAGAAGTCTTTTTAGTAAGGAACTCTAGGCCGATCTCGAAACACTGCTTCAGGTCTCGTTTTTCTCGTCTTACCTCACCTGATTTTATGCCGCCCATACTTCCTATTTTTCTTGCTTCACTCTTGGTTCTGATAGGAATTAGATTTTTTTCATTTGCCATTGTGATCGAATAAATTTTTTGTTGATCGAATAACTCCAATTGTAGTTTCCTAATGCCCAAAAGTAAACATTTTAGTTTAAAGCAATTATTTTTAACGCTTCGGCTCGAGTTACAGTGAAAAGGTTTCACATAAAACACTACCAAAACCTCATCTAAACTAATGCTGGGCAAACTCCAGGTCGAAAAAGGACACGGTTACACATCTAAATCTCTATTCTCTTCTATACAAATGTAATATTTCTATTTTTATTATTCTCTTTTTATATATTTCTTATTTTATATAATATTAATTTATTATTTTTATCTGTAACCTGTAACTATATATAATAAATATAATAAAAAGAAGTAATAGAATCAACACTTCAGACGAAAAATAAAAAAAGGATACGATTTCCTAAAAAATCGTATCCTATATTGTAACCGTATCTAAAGATCAAGTCGCACAAGTAGATAATGTCCGACTTGTGCGACTTGCCCGACATGATTTTAAGGAATTTAGGTCTTTTTCTAAAGATCAAGTCGCACAAGTAGATAATGTCGGACTTGTGCGACTTGCCCGACATGATTTTAAGGAATTTAGGTCTTTTTCTAAAGATCAAGTCGCACAAGTAGATAATGTCGGACTTGTGCGACTTGCCTTACTTCATAATTCTAATAATTTTCTCACTTTTTCGTTATCAATTATTTTTTTCGCCCAAACTCTTCTCGCTTTTCCATCAATTTTTACAGGGGTTGGAAGCGCAGTATATCCCAATTTCTTCAAAATTACATGTCGAGTTCTACCTATAATTTCTAATTCAGGATGTTCAAACATTAAAGCATCGAATAAATCATTTGAACAAATTACATTTTCATTGAAATAATCTGATCCTTTTTTAATCAATTCTTTAATCTCAGTTAGACCCTCAAAACCCGCTTCTTCAGTCGCAATCATTCCTAATTTATAGTCAGTCATAGGTGCTTGTTTGATGCTCAAAAATTCATCTGTTAACTTATACTCTAACAACCATTTTCTGATTTCTGGCCCATACTTTCTAACTGCTCCAAATAACTTAGGAAAATACGAGGAAACTGACTCACCAACATAGTTAGGCATTTCTTCTAATGATTCAATAGGAACAAAGATTACCCACCATCTACGATCATCTTGATCTAACGGAATTGCATCTTTATAATTCGTAAAGCAAATGTAATTTGTAGTGTTGTAAGTCATGTATTGTTTAACGCCTTTATCGTTAATCTGAATCATTCTATCAGTGACTAAAGGCTTTAAACTATTGACTGCATCATATCTATTATGACCTTTGACTCTCAACTCTTCAAGAACATTCACACTAACATTCGTTGCCCAACCATTAAAGTCTGAAACAACCTGTGTAGGACTAACCGTTCCAACATTTCTGTCACCTAAACAAGATCTTAATAACTCACCAAAAAATGATTTACCA